CTGCGTCAGCCGCATCTGCTCTCAGACGGGCCTTGTCGAGTACGTCAGCCTGCGAAGGAAGGAGCTCACGGAATACCTCCTCCTTGTCCCTCGGGCTTATCTTTGCTTTTTTGTATAACTCTTTTCGATAAAGCCATTCATCCAGCATGGGCATGATCGGCTCTCCGACCTCACGCTCAACCGCCTCCAGAGCCTTGGCAATCTCCGAGGATCTGAAATTCTTTCCGCTCATGGCGTCAAGGGCATTGGCCGTTCTTTGAGGGACTGAGAAAAAATCGGAGGCATCATCCAGAGCCCGCGCCTTTCTGATCTGAGCGTCCCAGATGTCAACGCTCCTTCGGGCGATCTGGCCCACGGCATCGGCTGTCATGGGATCCACGACCTTTGATGTAAGGCGCGTATCCTGGAGCTGGGCCAGCTTCATGCGGATGGACTCCCGGAGCTCAGACTGAACGCCCTTGATCGTCTTCTGGACTGCAGTGTCAAACTCTCCTGACGCTTTCCCATAACGGGCGATATCGTCAAGGTCCCGCACGATGTTTCTGGCAAAGAGAAGATCCATCCCGGGAGCAGCCTCACGGCCGATCTCATCGTCGATTCTTTGGTAATACCCCTCGATCATCTCTCTGACCGTTGCAAGGCGTGATCTTGCCGAGATATTGCCGGGGCTCGCCGTAAGGTCGGTGGGGCCAAGTCTTGCGGATTCGGCGCCCAGAGCGTTATCAAGCCCGTTGAGCATTTTTGTCAGAGTCTGCTTTGGAATATAGTGCGGCATCTTTTTGAGTGAATCGGGACCGCCCGCACTTACCACAAGGTCTTCGATCTGCTTTAAGGTGTTATCGTATTCGATCCGGAGCGTGGAGCTATCCTCTTTCATCCGGTCGAGATAGTCCGTAATCCTTTGGATAACAGGCTCCGGAGCGGATCCGCGGCCGATATCGTCAAGCTCCCGATTGAATGCTGTCGTCGAGTCGGCCATGATCTGCGTGTAACTCTCACGCGCGAGCCTTTGGTTTTCCTGGATCTGAGAAAGGACAGCCTCCGCCTCATCGGCGATCGCTTCCCGCTCGGGGATGATCACATCGTATCCGCCTTCGGGCTTTCGCCGTATCATCCGCTCAAGGTTTCCCTCGTCGGCCAGGTGAGCGATATGCTCCTCCGGAACGCCCGTCACCGTGCGCGCGAGCTTTTTTGATACCTCGGCCCCTGTCAGAGGGCGCCCCTCGGCCCAGGAGTAAAAGCGGCTTGAGCCATTTTTTGTGGCGTTAAGGAGCTCGCCTGCAAGTCCGCCTCCCGCTCCAAAGACACCGCCCGCCATGGTTCCAAAGAGCATCGACTCGGCGGCCGCCTCGTGATCTCCGAACGCGGATTCAGTGATCGCATGGGGAAGGGAGAGGAGGGCGCCCTCGGCAATGCCGTCAACCGTTGATCCGCCAATCTTTTGAAGAACGCCGCCCGCCATTTTTTGTGCGGCCTTTGTTCCTCCGATCCGTGCAGCTATGGCTTTTTTTGCAACGCCGGAGATCGGCTTTGAAACGGCCGTCCCTATGCGGGCAGGGCCCCAGAGGGCTGATCCGACAAAGCCTGTAACCCCGCCCAGTGTATTGGCGAGCTCATGCTGGCTTTTGATGGCCTCACGCTTGGCCGCCTCAAAAGGATCCTCAGAGTAGTCCGCGATCAGCTCAGGAACGCCGAGGGCGAATTCATCCAAAGCCTGCCCGAAAAAGACTTTCGCGGCTCCGGCCAGATTGTCGTTTTCTTTCAGATACTCGCCGATCGCCAGCTCCCTCGGGCCGACCACGCGAAAGCCTTCCTTTAATGCCGCCCGCAGCTCGCCCGCTCCAATGGTGCCGCGTCTTCCATCCGGATCCATGATCGGGACGGCCGCGTCGGCCGCGAATGAATGTGTTCCGCCGAGCACCGCATCATTTATAAGATCGTCATCCAGAAGCTCGCGCTGGCGCGTTTTTACATTGAAAAGCGGGTAGTCAGTCATTGCTCATACCTCAGGGATTTGAAACGATCCTGGCGGCCGCGAACGCCAAAGGCTTTCAGCTTTTGATCGCGGGTTCTTCCGGCGGCATCGCGGATAACCTCCAGCGCCTTTTGCGCCTTGGCTCTGTTCGCAAAAACCTCGCCCGGATTTCGGATAAGGTCCGCAATGAGCTCGCGCTCAGCCTCCTGCACAGTGCCCGGGCCGAGGATGGCCTCGCGGCTTTCAGATCTTAGGAGCTGAACGAGTGTTCCAATCTCGTTATTCGCGCCGAAATCAAAGCGTCCCGCGCGGCCCGCCTTTGAAAGGATCGTATTGATATTGGAAATGGTATTGTCAGCCATCGAAGTCGCCTCGACCGCCTTGTCTCTGAGCTTCGGATCCGGCGCAAAGCCATAACCTGGAACATAGCGCGCGCCCTGCTTTTCATCCATGTTTCTGTATGGATCATCGCTCCCCATAAGCGAATTAAGGAAAGCGGCCTGGGCCTGCTCCTGAAGGAGCTGAAGCTTTCCAAGCTGCTCAGTAACCTTCCCTTGAGTCGCGGCGTCCTGATACCTTGCTCCGATCTCGGCGAGCTTGAGCTCTGCGGCTTTGAGCATATTCATTTTCGACGCCTCACGCGCCGCGCCTTCGTTTTTGAAACGCTCCAGCATGCGGCCGTAAAGGGAGTCCTTATTCTGAAGGCCCTCCTTTTTGATATTGTAAGCCGCCTTTTGATCGTTCACATCCCGCTCGATCGCCCGCTCAATCGCCTCAACCGCACGGTTTTGACCTCCTGAGACGGCTCCGCCAAATCCTCCAAGGATAAGGCCAATCGACGCGAGGATCTTATCGCCCGTTCCCATATTGTGAAAAAGACGCTTTGAATCAATTGTGGTCGACTGAAGGTCGGCCCGCATGGCTTCAAGGTCCTGGAGAGCCTTCTCACTCTGCTTTTGCTGGGCGATGTCCCTGACGCTTCCATCCTTTGCATAGCTTTCGATCTGATCCATGGCCCGCTGATAGGATAATGCCTGCTCACGGCTCGCCTCCTGCAGAGCCTTTCCCTGCTCGATAATGCCCTGACGCATCTGGCCATAGGCCCCCGAGCCTGGATAGTCAAGCGAGCCGCCATTCATAAGGGCATCAGCTCTTTCCCTCTCCTGATCCCAGGCAAGGTAGGGATCCTCATTCACGGGAGGCGGCGCCGTATTCACCGGAGGAACGAAAGCCTCCTGATCACGCTTTGCCGACTCCCTTCTCATCTCCTGGGCCCTTTGGCCGTTGAATGGATCGAGATCCCCAAGGCTCATTCCAGGGCGGGCTCCATACATCATCCCCGCATACTGCATGGCTCCCGGCGCATCGGTCGGGATGAAATCGGGCGCCATCTCAGGGCCGATCGGAGCCTGAAACTGCTGCTTAGGAACAGCAGCCTCCGGAGGCGGAGGCATCTCCGCTCCCGCGGCCGGAAACATTTTTCCAAACTGATCCTGGTTTATAAGGCCCCGCTCAAGAGCAAGCTGGGCTTTGGATTTATCGAGCAGAGCCATGGCCTTACCCCTTTCCGATCACATGTACTTCGTAGCTTGTCAGTGTCCCGGCGACAATCGTCGGTACGATACGGTAATAGCGGGATGTGGCCTGCTGGATGGCGAGCATATCGTTTTTCGCTCCGGCCGTTGTGTACTGTTTGAGTGTCGTGGTAGCAATCCAGTTTTCGCCGTTGTTACTTTCCTCAACCGTGAACGTGATGTCCGGCGGGGCTCCTGCGACTGTCGGGCGGATCTGAAAGGAGAGCCAGTTTAAAAGCTCCGCATCGACAAATGCGATCTGGACTCCAGTGAGTGTGGCGCCGCCTTCAAATGTTTTTTTGTAGCCTTTGTAAGACATTTTTATTTCCCTTTTTTTATGCCCAGGTTGGTTTGGATTCGATTTCTACGTCAGCGGATACCGTAATTCTATTGGCATTGCCGCTACTTCCTACATAAAACGTGGAGGCGTTTGGTTGCACATAGGAGCCAACTATGGTGCGAATTGCAACGCTATCCTCTTGTGTGTACGCAGATATAGCCTGAAAATAGTTGCTCAGGTTTTTGAATGTCACCCCTGAGATACTTCCAGTAAAGGACGCAGCAGCGGAAGATAGGGTACCCATTATGTTGAATTTTAAACGATGGTTTCCGTCCTGGTCTTGATAATAGATGCCGACTGCCCTGGCGGTCGTCCAGTTCGTGCCTGTTACTGTGAGGCTCGTCTGCCCTGTCCTCGGAGCAACCAAACCACTCTGATACGCCTTGGCTTTTGGGAATGGAATACTATTTGCTCTTCGTTTGCGTGCAGCCCAATAGCCAGAAGCTGGATAGTTTGCTGTAGGACTGTCGTCATTAGCTATATTTGCAAAGCGACCGAACAAAATTTCTGTCTGAGTAGAGCTGATATGTTTCCAGAATACGCCCGAAACTTCAGTGCCAGTGCTATCAATGCCGGGAATAATTGGTGTGGTTCCGATACGTGAGGCATTAAATGGAGTCCAGATGATGTTATCTGGGGAATACAAAACTTCCAAATCATCGTCAGATTGTATCGGATAGGTCCATGTTATTGTCTTCGTCCGTGCTGCTGTAAGAGTGCCTCCTATGGCAGAGCCTCCACTGACCGTTGTGGAGCTATTTGCGTCCCATGTTCCACTGGTCGATTTAAGCTCTCCATCAACTCCCGGTCCCGTGTTCAGACCGGCGCCAGCCCATTCGGCGATAGGGATGCGGGCAAACAAAGAATGCGTGGTAGATGCGCTGAATATTGAGCTGGCATTCAATGCAGTATGGTTGTTTGTTGCAGCTCCCGTAGCCATTTGAGAGAAGAATAGACCCTTTGGGTCACTGGCTGGGTCAATAAGGACCCCGGCCATATTCAAAACGTTGTCGGTGATAGCTTTGGATATACCACTCATACCAACAATGCGAACAACGGAGGGAGTGAAAGAGATACCTGTCAACCCTAAGGTGATTTTCCCTACAGAGGCGGGTATGGATGTTCCCGTTGTAAACGTACCTTCGATTTCTATACTGTCTGTGTCTTGCTTGTAGCGCAAACTGGCAGAAGCTCCAGTACCCATATTTGTCAACGTGACTGGAAGAGATTGCCATTTCCCAACCGCAGGCACCGTCTCTGTCGTCCGAGGCCCCACCAGCACATCGCTGAAATAGATCGTGTCCGTACCAGTCCCGTTGTGGACGATGCGAAGTTCCAGGTATGGAGTGGTATCTGTATCGAACGTGGTTTTGTAATTTGCAGACGATGCTGCAGCCACAAGGTAGCTATCGCCTGAAACATCCCACTCCAATGGAATCTCAGTGTATGAACTACTATAATCCGAAGCAGTGTTCTTCCACATTTCCAAACGGAAGTTGGCCGTGGAGGAGATGTAGTCAAGAACCCACTTGAGCTTTGCGCCCAGGTCTACATCGTCCAGGCTGAAGCGATACCGAACATACTCCTCGTCTGTGCTGGATGTGAATGCAAGAGCTGATCCCGTTGTAAATTCCCGCGGCAAATTCGCGGCTGTCGTCGTCCTCGCAAACGTCCCTCCCGTCGCCGCCCAGCCGTTTGTGCTGTTTGCTGCGGAGTTGACTATATAGTTTTTTTCTCCGGATGATCCCGAGCCGACCGGGAGCAGCGATGATCCATTATCATAAAACACCTGATCAAGATCAGTCGCATAAAGGAGCGTGCCCTCTTTGCGTGTGAGAAGGAGAAGATTTGCAAAGGTATCCTTTGGAAGCGTGATCCTCCGTGTATCTGCAGCAGTCCCGCCGTCAATGTCCTTATTGGTAACTATCTGCGTGTTCGTTCTGCCAAGGAGCTCAATGTCCTCATCAATTGCCGATATAACCCGCGTCTGGCCTGGCGTAACGTTTCCTGCATCAAACCGAAGCTTTTTCGTCGAGTCGGCCGGATCCTCAAGCGTAAATTGATCGTCTTTCAAAGCCGCGCTGTTTGTGTTATTCAGCGTTTTGCTTGAAACAGCCTGTGTATCGCCGGCCGTCAGGATCTCCTTCTCCGATCCTGCCGCACCGGCTTTCCACTTGCTTGGAAGGGCTGAGTCGTACTGGAGCCTTGCCCTGGCGACGTTGCCGGTTCCAAGGGCTTCGATCCCCGCGCCCTCGGCCGAGGCATCCGTGCCTCCGAAATTGACCTGGATCGTCGGATCCTCGACCTGGAGCTCGTCAGTGTTGAGCGTAGTCTCTGTCCCTTGCACTTCAAGGTTCCCGGTGATCACGGCATTGCCGCCGACGAGAAGATCACCCGTCATATCAAGATCACGAATCCCCGCCATATCCCCGCTATCGTTAACGCCGATCGCTGAGTCCTGGATCATCTTCCCCGTCGTGCCATCGAAGCGGGCAAGCTGGTTATCGGTCGCCGATGCGGGCCCATCGACCGTTCCGATTTTGATCTGAGCCGTGCCATTTGAGAGATAGCCGCGATCCTCATCGGTCGCATAAGTAAGGAGGCCCTCCTCCTGAGTGAGAGCATCCAGGGCCGTTTTTATGCCTTTGGGGAGGATGATCTTTCTAGCAGATGATGCCGAGCCGCCATCGAAGATGGAGTCCTGATGCGTCTTGTTCTGAACAGTCTGCGTGTTTGTTCTGCCAAGGAGCTCAAGGTCCTCATCAATCGCTGATATAACCCGCGTCTGGCCTGCGGTTACTGCTCCCGCATCAAAGCGGATCTTTTTCGTGGGATCCGCAGTGTCCTCAATACGGAGCTGATCATCCGGAACGTCGATGGAGTTTGTGTTATCAAGCGTCTTGTTCTGAACAGTCTGCGTGGCGCCCGCAGTCAAGACTGCAGATAAGGATCCGTTCGGACCTGCCTTCCACTTTGATGCAAGCGTCGAGTCGTATAAAAGCTCTGCCAGAGTCGCCCCGGCATTGCCCAAAGCCCTTAGCCCCGAGCCCTCGGCCGTGCCGTCCGTTCCGCCCCGATTGAATTTGACAAGCTGCCCTGCAAGCGAAAGATCATCGCTTTCAATCCTCGCCGTCGACTCCCGAATTAACTCGCCCGATGTCCCGTTAAATTCAGACAAGGATCCATCCGTTGAGGATCCTGGCCCCGTTACATCGCCGCCTCCACCGCCGCCGCCCCCAAAGACTCCAGACCACTTGCTTTCGCGTGCCGCCATGATTAGCCCCCAATCTGCTTGGCGCGTGCCCACGCCGTAAGTGCTCCTGATCCGCTGGAACTTTGATATCTCAAACGCAGCTCAGAATAAGGCGTCTGGCCAAAGCTCATGATCCAGTCCGATGCGGCTCCCGATGCGACCACTGCCGGATCCAGATCCAGCTCGGTCCATGGAGCATCCTCATCAATCCTTGCGTCGACGAAAAAATCACCCACTGGCGTTCCCGTCCATTGAAGCTGGATCGCTATATTGTCAAGGCGTTCGCAGGGAATGCTGCTCGATACGAGATTGCCCGACATATCCCCGCCGTCCAGAATCTTGAATGCTTTAACGATGTTTTTGGCCATGATTATTCCTCATCCTTTTTTTTCGTGCGTCCGCGGGCCTTATCCAGTGCTCTTTCCTTCGCGGCCATCTTCGGATCCATTTCAAGCCCGAGCACGTTCAGCATCTCTTTCATGTTTTTATCTTTGATCGGAGTCTTCTCGACGGTAAGCTTTATGGAAGGGTTAAGCCCCATTTCCCGAAGCTCCCTTAAGACCTCGACCTCAGATGGCTGGAACTGGGCCCATGACGCTGGCATTTTTTTATTATCAAACATCTGATAATGAAACTTCACGTTGACGCCATTCTCAGCAAGCTTGTTTGCAGCTGTAATGCGGCGGGCAAGGCTCGGTGCCCCTGGCTCGATCATTCGACCTACACTCTTATTCGGAGTCGAGAACACCATATTCACTTCATGTTTTTTGCCGATCTTCTCAAGATAATCATCATGCCCGATAAGGTCGGAACGCGTAAAAATCTTGAGAGGCTTTTCCTTTTCACGCTCAAGGAGGGCCCTGCTCACTCCATATTTTGCATCGACCCAAGCAAAAGGATCCGAATCCCCTGTAAGAACGCCCTTACCAAGAACACCCTTGAGATCCCCGACCTTGGATGGAGGGACCGGCAAAGGCTGGGATACGTCGCGGTTCCTTGGGTTTTCGAGTGCGATCACCGCATGATAATCACGGCCGACATAAGGCTCATCAGCACCTTCACTTTCAACTTTGCTTATAAGTCTCGTCGTCGGAGAATCCTTAGTCTCAACATCCAGCCTGGACTTCACACGCTCCAAAGCATTCTCGGGCGTATATTCCTCAACCGACGGAGTGCGCCTATGCTTTTCATCGAACTCCAAAAGGGCCGCTTTTTTATCCTCGGGATGAAGCTTTGAAAGCTCTATTTCCTCCCTCCCATGCTGGAAACGTTCCTCATCGGAATATCTATTCTTTTTCCATTTCTGAAGCTCCTGGATTGTCTCTGATGTCCTGCGGCCATGATGTCCAGGATATGCAGGATATCCAGTCTCACCGTCTGGCTTTTCAAGCCTTTCCTTTCTGAGCTTATCCCTCATCTTCTTAAAGTCGATCACATCCCCGATCCGGCGCATTACCTGATCCATGCCTACGCCGGTCCCGGCGCTCAGCGCCGCAGATGAAAGAGTATCCTTTGCCATCTCACCGGCATCATCCGCCTCGGATCGGCCGAGCCCTCCTGCGCCGCCCATGACAGCCATTTGCAGGGCCTTTTTCAGTTTCGATGCCTTGGAAACCGCGCCCGCCGCACCGAGCCCCGGAATGAATGCGCTCCCGATCTCGCCCGCCATAAAAGCGTTCGGGGATTCTGTCTCAGCCTGTTTGATCCTGGCCCTCGCCTCATCACGCGCGTCCATGTATCCCTGCCTTGGATCCTGGCCATGCATGAGGGCCTCCAGCCCGCCGCCTGCTCCGTAAAGCTCATCGCCAAAATCAAGCGTCGCTCCCTGACCGGCACCGATCAGAGCGTTTACAAAGTCCTTTTGAAGCTCATCCTCAGTTCTTTTTTTCTCAGCCATTTTTATTACCCTTCGCTTTAAAGAACTGAGCCATCTCCTTTTCAAGCTCCCTCAGTCGATCATTGAGCATGGCCTGCGATGCCATCATCACGCCGCCCGCTTTTCCATAGTCGATCATCTTTCCTTCGGGCGTATCGACCACAAGCTCTTTTCCGATTGGAGTCTTCTCAAGGTCCTGAGCCATGGGGCTCAGCTGTTTCCCTTCGCCGTATGCGGGATCCTTATAGCGATAGGTGTAGGCATCTATTGCATCCAGAAAACTCTGGACCTCGCTATTTCCTTTCTTCGCGCCGGTCTTCGCGTTCTTATCACTCAGCGCCATGGCCGCGGCCGCAAGGCCCATGCCGATGCTTTGCCCCATCTTATTGTGTGGGGATTCATCGCCTTTTTGTGAGCCTTGCAGCGCATTCAGAAACTTCTTTGTGCTTTCCTTTGAAGCCGCTTCACGCGTCGGCTCAAAGGAGCTTTCCTGCATAGGGGCAGGGGAGGGCTTGGATGGCTGAAAGCCCCAATTCGCGGGACTGTCAAAATCCACTTTTTGAATATCAGTCTTGAGGCGCTCATCTGAAAACATCGAAACGGCCGCACCGATACCGGCTCCAATGCCTCCAAGCATACCGGCTCTGTTTTGCGCTGCAGCCTGATAGGCGCCCGCATTGACCTGACTTGTTCCCATAGCGTTTTGGCTTTTCATCCGCTCGCGTTCGATTTTTGCCTGGCGGTTTCTCTCGTCCATGCCCATCTGGCCTTCACGGAAAAAACGCTCCATATTATCGTTCAGCTGGCCCTGCTCCATGGCCGCGCGCTGATTCGCGGCCGCCACATTCAGATCCTGAGTCCTCGCCGCATTTGCAAGGCCCGCGAGCTCGCCCCTTGCAGCCATCTGCTCCTGGGCTCTCAGCATTCCGCTTTGCCCGACCGTGTTCTGAGCCATCTGAGCCTGATTCTGCTGAGCAAGGCGCATGGCCATTGCAGGGGATACCCCTCTTTGCGATGCCGCCATGGATGCCGCATTGCCAAGCGATTGGTTGAGGCCCTGCTGCATTTGAAGCTGGGCCACGCTCGGCCCCTCGCCCCTTAGCGTTGCCTGAAGATTCCCCGCGAGCTGATTCTGCTGGGCCCGCCATTGGTTGGCCTGGGCCTCATTCATCTGCGGAGCCTGACGATTGATCACGGCCGGAAGGGCGTTTGCAAATTCGATCTGGCGCTGTTTCGCTTCGGGACTTTCGCCGAAGGCGGACTCGTCGACCTGGTATTGATCCGTACGGTATTGACCGGTCCCGAGCACGCCCGCATTATTCCGATCGCCAAACATCTTGTCACCGCCGCCGAAGCGATCGGCAACGCTTCGATTGACGCCCAGTGATCTCCCAAGGTCCTTTGTTGAGTTGTACCAGGCCATGAGCTCCCCTTATGGTGTGATGGTTGTAAGTCCCGCTTTTGCACTGGATGGAATTTTGCTGAGAGGCATTTTTATTCCGAATAGTAAGCCCATCGCCGTAAGCCTTACGCCTTCCCCTGATAGGACAAGTTCGCTCACGGCCGCCGTGATCTTAAAGCGCATGCTCTCGCATTTTTGCCGCTTCATATGAAACTGCCAGCGGTAGCCCTCTGCCGAAAGAGCGAGTGATCCAAGGTCAATCCAATCGTTATCAAAATCATATGCGGCCCTTAGGGAAAGGCTTACAGGGGAAACATACTCGCCCACAATCTGGGCCCGGTAGATCCTTTGAAAGCCAGCGATATCGCCAAAGCTTTGCCATCCAGTCACGATTGCCTGATCGTAATTCACGCCATCATCGCGGAAGCTGTCCTCTGTTTCCACGCAGACTTTCCCGTCAGACTTAAGATGCACAAAGCCCCCGCGCCAGCGAAGGGCATCGACCGCCTCATGGTTTGTAAAGACCGACCACTTTCTAAAGTAGTAGTTAAAGACCAGGGCCACGCCGTCTGAGTTTGTTATTCGGACCTCATTTTCCTCGGAAAAGAGCGTCGCCGACGTAACGGAAAGACTGTTATAGTCCTCGACCGCATCGCCGATGTAGGACGCCGTGAGGTCACTCCCAAGGAGATAGTAGCCCTTGGAGGACTTGAAAATAATGGCCCCTGGCAGAGAAGCAGTCGACTGCTGGTCGATGCATCCCACATCGCAAGTGGAGATGCGTGTGAGTGGAGAAAAAGCGCCTCCCAGCCCAGAAGCATCCGGACCTTCGCCATATGTGAGATAGGCGGATTGCTCCTTGAAGAGGACAAGACGCTCATCAAGAATGTCGAGCCCCGTAGGCTCCCCGCCGTCGGATTCGATCTCAAGCGTATTTTCAGCCGCAAACTCAACGGGACCGCCCTTCTGCCAAGGCTTTGAATACTGAATGACGTTTTCCTCGCCTCCTGCAAGGACCACGCGCCCGCGCCAGACTTTGATGTATTTCGCCGGAAGGGCGGCCGCGTTATCGAGGATCCCGCCCGTCGTATAAAGATACTCGCGCCCGGTGAGAGAGCTGTCAGCCACCGAATCATTGATCGTTACAGTGTCTGAGGTGACTGAGTTTGAGGTCGGAGACGAGATGGAGGTTACGCGATAAAATGGGCCGGTCTGATTTTTCATCGTTCGATAAAGAACGATCCTTGCCTCGGTCCTTGGCGTTTTCTTTTCCGTGAGCCTTAGCGTTGGAACAACAACGGCAATTGTCTTGGGGCCCGCGGCGACCGTATGGCTCAAGGGAATGGAAGGCGCTGACCGATGGATATTCCCCTTGGCGTCCGTCCATTCATAGCACGCGCAAATAAGATAGGTCCCGTTCTCAACCGATCCCGCCGCGGCCGATGTTGCGCTGAGTCCCTCGGGATATAGGAAAAATCCATGCTCAACCATGGAAAGCCCGTCGTACATGGAAAGAACGCCGCCGACGATGAGAAGCGTTCCTCCGAGCTCGGCCGCAGAAAAGTTGGAATTGCTTTGAAAGTCAAGCGAGGTAACGGCCACATTGAGCGTACTGAAAAGGTTTGCGGACGAAGGCGCCCCGCCCGAAAAGTTATAAAGCGCCCCGGTATCGGTTTCCGAGATCACGCGCGTTTTGTATGTAATGGAAAACTCATACTTTGCGCTCACTGCTGACCAGACATTACTTACGCAGTTCTGATAGGCTCCCGAGCCTCCGGTCCCTGGCTGATGCCTTGAAACGATTACGCCATCATCGTCGGCAATGAAAAACGTCGACTGCAAATCCGACTTATGAAAGATACCAACAAAGCCCTGGCCGTTATGTACAAAGCCGCGTGTGGCAAGCCCTACCGAGCGAAGGAACAGGGCCGAGGTATGGGCTCCCCCCGATGTCGATACGTCGATTTTATAGACGTGGTTATTCGTTTCCGGCGAGCTCGTATACTGCACATAGACGCGGCCATCGGTTCCTGCCAGGTGTCCCGAGATTTGCGTCGCATTCGTTCCTGTGAGCCCCGTATCGAGCTGAGAGCCCACCGAGCCCGTCGAGCTGATAACCCGGGCCATGATGTTGGATGAGCCCTTGTAGGCGAGAAGAACGCGCGAGGATGAAAGCGGGATGAGCCGCGGGATTGAGGAGGCGGCCGAGGTCGATGAGTCCGTGTATGATCCGCCCTTTTGCCCAAGCGCCGTATTCAGATATTTGATTTCGATTGTTGTTGTGGTCGACGAATAGACGAGCATGATCGTCGCCGAGTCGACCGCGATGGCATCAAAGCTGTTATTTGCAAAGCAGTCCGTGGCAAGCGTTACAGTCGATGTAACCGCTCCCGTCGCAGGATTGATAATCACGCCCTTAATGACGTTTGTTGATCCCGCATAGATCACAAAAAAGAGCCCGCCAATGCTCACGCACTTCGGGGAAACCGAGATCGCCGCAGGCTCCACCTGGGTTTCCGACTTTAAAACAGCGCCGGTCACGTAGTCATAAATCTGATAGCGCGTTTCAATCGAGATCTCATAGCAGACAAGAACAGCGCCACTGGCATAAACGCTGTCAGAAACGTTATAGGAAGTCGCCGAGGCGTTGATGGGCCTTGTGGAGACGGCGGTCGAATATGCAGCGCCGCGGTCATACCATTTATCCTGAGCCTCAGACCATGTAAGGATCCGGTTCTGACTCCAGATAAGCAGCTCGCTCTCGTATGTGGCCATGGCATCGGCCGCCGTGATGGATGAGGAGTCTGATTTTGTTCGCGCAAGGGAAGTCCATCCAAAGCGTTTTTTAAGCTCCTCATCCTTTCTATGGACTCCATTCTCAACAAGCGTTACGCCGCCCGTCAGGACCTTCGGATTTTTCTTCTGGTTCATCCCCTGAGCAAGCGGGAGCGTGAAAGGCTGTTTTGCGAGGACCATGATCACACCCTCAGAAAATCCATAGTTTTGTAATTACGTCGCCAACATTCGCCCTCAGAATAATCTCATCCTTGGGCGCCGCGGCGACTGTCGACGAGTTATAGATGATCGCCGCCGTCGATATCTGCACAGTAACAAAGCCCGTAGGCACCCGCCCCAGACCGTGCTTCACGGAGATATCGTTATTGGCAAAGGATGGAAAAGTAACCTCGACAAGCCGCCCCTTTGTGATCTCAACGCCGTAAAGATCCTTGAGGCAGGTTTGAAGCTGCCTTTGCATAAGATCAAGCCCCGCGGCATCGCCGGGCCCTTGCATCATGCGAAGCGATGAAAATTCCTTAAGCATTAAAATTCCTCGCGGTAAAAGCCATAGCCATCAAGGTCATCGCCCCTCACGTCCTCGACGCCGCCCGGATCCTCAAGCATCCTTTGCATGGCCTGCTCTTTGATCTCGGCCCTTATGATCTCCCTGTCGCGCACGAGCTGCGAGTCATCGGTTTCCTCCTTGATCGCGGCCATGATCGCCATATCAAGGACCAAAAACTCGGTCCATCGCTCCATATCCCTGGGAACGTTTCCCGATGTGTTTGGAAGCTTTTCAGGCTGCGGCGTATACCATAGCCTTACAACCTGCCCGGCTGCAGACTCGGCCGGATAAAAATAAACCTTCTCCCCCATGAGCCGATAGCCGATCGAGCGAAAGACGCGCATGAAGGCGCTGCGACGCCCGCCGTTGGATCGCTCCGCCTGAGTCCTCCCCTTAAGAGGGATCCACTCGGATCCATATTTGATGTCGACCGCATGAAGCTTTTGAAAATCCGTAGGAACGTCCGCCGTCCCGTCGCTTGCGACTGTAAGGGGATTTGAAGGCTGATTGAAATAGTCCTGAAAGGAGGAGCTCAGAATGCTATGGAGCTTTCGATAGGAGTCGCGGGCATATTCGAGCCATTCGTCTGGCTCGACAAAACCGCTCTGGCTCATATCCACCCGGGCCTTGGCCCTTGTTACAATCTCGGCCCATGTAGTCGCCATAGTCAGTACCCTTGCTTTTGTGAGCCATACTGCGGCGATGAATAGGCAGGAGAATCCTCGCGTCTTTCATTCCCATCATCCTCCTCCTTCTCCTCCGGCTCGCCATACTCGCAAACCTCAAGGAAGGTCTGCATGGCCCGCACCATGCCCTTGGCGTCCCGCTTTTCCATGGCAACGGCCAAGGAATCCATGGCGGCCATCTTCGCGGCCATCGCATCCGACTCGGGCCGCTCCTCCTCCTCATACATTTCACCTGCCGGCTCATTTCCGTTCTGCCCGCCGACGCCTTTTTTCTTCATGATGCTGGCAACAATCGTAGTCACGCGGCCTTTATTGGGATTGAGCATAATCATCCTTTGTTCCTTTCCATCAAGCGGGGCCGGGGAAACGCTGCCCGGCCCCAAAAGCCGATCAATACGCGCTCGTGTTCTTGAGCGTGATCTCGATATACACCTCAGCCGCATCAAGGAGCTCCGCATCCGCGAGCGAGCTCTGTACAAACTGCAGATCGAAGCCCGGCGTCGAGTCGGTGACATCCACGTTACGGAGCATGGGGATGAGGCCCTTGGTAGTCGTGTAGGCGGTATCAGCCGCGCCCACAACAATCGCATTCACCATAAGAAGGGCCATGTACTGGTCCTCAAGGCTCACCGTGTAGCGGCCCGCTTCCGAGCCGGTCTTGGCCACGCTGAAACCCTTGCAGCTCTGCGATCCGATCGTCCCGCTGGTCGTCGTAACAAACTTTCCGTAAAGCTTGATCACGCCGCCTTCCAGCGTCTTGCATTCACCTTTGAAATATCTATTTGCCATGATTCTCTGGCTCCCATGAGATGGAAAAAAGCCCCGTTTCCGGGGCCGCTATGGAGGACGGGACGGCTCTCAGACCGCGATGTTGATGTTCCAGCCAGGAGCCCGGCAGCCAAGGTTTCCGTAAAAGTGCAGACGCCCCTCAACGCCATCCTCATCGCTCATCCGAAGGAGCTGCGTGCCGTCTGTCTCAAAGACTTCCACGGCCTTGCCGAGGGATTTGAGTTTCCAGACGCCAAGCTGAATGCCCCAGATGCGATTGGATTGGCAGTTACGATCCGCAATACATTTCACCGGGCCTTTGGGGCCGTTGACCTGGATGCCCCGGAAACCAATGGTTCCGTTGGCCATAAGGTCGACATAGTTGACCTTGGAGCCAAGGCTGTTTTCCAGGTCAGTCCACTTGCTGTACGGCATGAAAAAGTGATCAAGGCGCCCGCCCTCACGGCCGACGATACCGATCGCCTCATTCAAAACCTCCTCGATAGGCGCGTCAGTGCCGTCGAGATACTGCCCGGAAAGGCGCGTATCGACTGTACGGTCAACGCCAAAGAAAAGGGTAGCCGAAGCTCCGCCGTAGGGGAGCCACGCCTCAAGCCCGGTCAGGATAAGGCGCGAGGGCGTGTTGGCCTCCTGGCGATCGCCTCGAACGAAAAGATAATCGTTCTGGGCAATGAGCGGGATGCCGTCCGTGTTATCGTTCGCATTGGCCCCAATCGTAAACGTGCCCGCGCGGCGATTGACGCCGGTCACGAAAAGGCCATTGCCGGAAGTTCCGAGGCCCTTGATGTTACCCGAGTCGTTATCGGCTGCGGTAACCAGCTCCATCCCTACCTCGATATTGACGATATCCTCGGGATCGGTGAGCGTGAGCGTAGTGGTCGCAAAGCTTGAGGTCGAGATGCGGCCGATCTCACCCCAACCCGAGCGATACATCTTCGATGCAATCGAGTTGGAAAGCGACTGGATCGCGCCATCCATCTCGGTTGTGGAGGCTTCCATGAAGGCGTCGACATCCTTTTCCGATGCCTTGATCGTCTCGTTATCAATCGCAAAGATGGAGTGATCCTTCGCGCGCGTGAGCATAAACTCCTCGATACGCGTGGATGTGCGGCGGGAGTTGGCCTGCGCGCGGGAGAATGTTCCCGAACGGCCCTGGGGATTGCCGTAGATGATGGGCATGGGCTCGGCACGGCCGCCGAAGTTTTCGTCTTTTGGGATCAAGGCAAAGAAAGGATTGTCGTAGTAGGCAAGGTTTTCAACATGATCGGAAGTGTAGTGATACTTGAGTCCAGCTTCGTATGATGTCAAATCCAAAGTCATTGGATGGCTCCTGAATGATTAGGGGCGGAGCCATCCGCGTCCCTGCGATGACTCCGCTATCTGAATCGAATCATTCGGGCGGCATCCTTTTTCGTCTGCTGAGCATACGAAAGGTTATTGATCCCGCCCGAATCTCTCACGACTGTTTGTGATCTGCCTGGAACGTGCTGCGATTGTTGCCTCGTAGGATTGCGCTGAGGCTCGGGCGGTCTTTGCGTAGGTCTGTCGGGAATCTGATCTTCTGCCATCGCGTCTGCAGGCTGAGGCTTCGGCTTGAATTTGCTCAGGCCCATCAGTTGTTGGGCCTCGGTAAAGAGCTCATTCTCGACAAAGTCAGCGGCTTCGGCGACGGGAAGCATCTGTCCTGTTTCCCGCCAGTAATTCTGGATCACATCGAACACAAGGCTGTGGGCTTTCTGGGCTTTGATGAGCTCAAAACGCTCACCCTCTGATTCGATCACGCCCTCTATTGTGCGTTTAAAGCCCTCAACCTTTTCCTGAGCTGATTTCGAGATCTCCTCCTCTTTTTCCTGCTCTCGCCCCTCAATGAGTGACTGTATGCGGGCTTCAAGGGCTTCGATCTTTTGCTCAGGTGTCGGCTTTCCGTCGTTCAAATATACGTCGGTGATCCGCTCATATGAAAGCCCATTTTTCTCAAGGAACGCTTTTGGATCCTTTTCCTTGAGAGCCTGGGCCTCCTCGTACTCCCTTACGCGAGCCTCACGCTGCTGCAGCTCCTGCTCGCGGCGTTTCATGTCCTGCGACTGCATGTGAATCTGCCGCTCGCGCCTTTGGATCTGGGCATAACGCTGAGCCCACTCATCGGGCCTGTGTTCCGGCTCTGATGGCGCTGGCGTGTCCACGGCCGCTGGCTGGGAATCAGGGGCTCCAGGATGAGCCTCGTTTGGATGAACGCTCCTCGGATCCGCCGGGCGAGGATTTCCGGCCTCAGGCTGAAACCCATAGCCCTGCTCAGCCTGAAACGAGCGGGGCAGGGCCGTCTCACGCCTTGGGGCCTCAGAGGGAGGAGCAGCGTTCGGAGGACGCCGAATCGGTGTGGCTCCCCGCTGGCCGGTGGGACTTGATGCGTCGTGCTGTACTCGTGCTACTTCTGTATTCATACGCGTGCGCTCCTATGTTTTCACGCAATGGCCATAAGCTCGGAAACCGGCGGCTCCGCAGGTTTCGCCAAAGCGCCGGATCCATCCATTAACGAATTTTGGGGAGGCATATTGCCTCCCTGCTGTATCATCTGGGCCTTTCTTGCCGCAGCCTGGTCACGTTTTTCGATAAGCCCCTTGATGTCGTCGAGGAGCCCGAGCATGTCTTCCGTGACCGTGGGAGGAGCCCCGTCGTTTCTGGCTGCGTTGTATGCCGTCGTGGAAAGGGCAAGCGCATACTCCAGATGCATCTCAGGCTCGGGCGGATCATAGCCCTTCTCATCCTCGATATCGGCGATGATCCGAAGGATGCCATCGCGCGTTGCTGTAATTTGACTGTTTGCAGCCTCCACATCCGGAAAGTCGAGAAGGGCGACGGCCTGCTCCTTGTCGTAAATGCCAGACTGCATCATCTCCTGCACAAACTGAAGACGGCCGGAAGGCGTTGAGGGGAGAAGGCTTGAAGGGAAGATTTGGAAGATGTACTGGTCCATCTCCATCTTCACATCCGACCAGCGTATGGCTTCCATCTCTTTTTTACCCGCGACCTTCACCATGAGATTCTTCTCAACCTTTGAAAGTCTTTCGGTGAGCTCGATCACAATCGGAACGAGCTCCAGATACATTTCATCATAGCCCTGCTCAGTCACCTGAAAGCGTTCGGACTCGATATCCTGAAGCTCCCTTAAGGCGACCTTGGCATCCACGCCCGAGGGCTTTTTGCCCATGGCTGAGAGCTGACTCACGCCCGTTACCTGGTAGGATTTTTGAACGAGATATTCGAGGTGATTATAGACCTCAGCGCCCATGGCCTGGGGCACGAGAAACATGGGAGGATTGCCCTTGTAGTAATTTCTTCCGCCAATCTTATTGTTCAGCTGATTTGTAACGCCCGCGCTCGACGCCTCAAGCCATACCTGAGGCGTTGACATCAAATGCTGAGCCTTGGCGATTGTGCGAAGGAGCTTATTGATCTCCAGCTGAATCCCAAGGACATCCTCGGAAAGGGAAAGCCCGAAGTATCCGAAAAGCTTTTTCGTGTAGCGCATCCCGGCAAAGGGATAAAGCGTTGAATCATATTCCTCCGAATCCAAAAGAGCCTTTGAGATGACCTTGGCCCATTTGCCTTTGGAAAAATCAGTCTTTGGCCTCCAGGCTTCCGTTACGCGCACCATGCGGATTGTGGCCTTGGCGCCGCCTTCGGGAACGACGGTCGACGCTGAGTCGTCGATCTCATCGGAGAGGTCGGGATACTGCTCTTTCAGGATATCGACCTGCACCCAGTATTCCCGAAAGAGCTGGGGCGGCCGCCCATAGATGGCTTCGTATTCGTCGACAATGATTTCCGACTCACTCACCCGTTCAAAGACAATCCTTTTGCCCTGGATCTTGGGATGAATAAACCCGGATCCCGTGATGCATGCATCCCGGAAAGCCATGCGGCCCTCGGGATAGGCGCCGCCCGTTTGGAAAACGCCCTCAATATATTTCGTCAGGTTTTTCGCCCGGCGCTGAAGGGACCATGAGCCCTTTTTTGTGAGAAAAACAGGGCGCGGTTTTTTGGTTGAGATCTTGCTGCAGAGCGTATCCGTATTGGATTTGATAACGTTTATCGTAGGTCTTGACGCGGTTGAAATGCGGTTTTGGATGTAGTATCCCGAACGGAAAGGACTGATGTCCTCATTCTGATAAATCTGCGATAAAAAGGTGAGGCGGCTCATTCTTTGGCTCTGGGCCTTTTTAATCCGCTCAGCCTCCTCCGTTACAAGGATATGGATCTTTTCATCGGGAGCCCTCCACCAGCGCTCCTTTGTGAGATCCGGCTTTTGGTTGTAATACTCGGCCTTGATAACCTCTTTTGCAAATGCCATAAGCTCTTACTCCTTTACTCCGTGATATGGATCCATGAGAAGGCGAACGTCCTCGGGAGAGAGTAGACCGCCCGTTGGATTATCCTCACGCTTTCCCTGCCGCTCAAGCTTTTCAGCCTGCGGCTCCCCCGGATCCTCGGGCGGGATGAGATCCCCTTCGCGCTGGAAAAACTCAACTTTGAGATCTCCACCTGAAAGGCGGAGCGATCTCACTCCCTCTTTCCGCGCATGTGAAATGAGCTTTTGCATCTCATCCATAGAGCATGTCGTCGTCGTCTTCCCATTCGCCCGACTCATCGTCTTCCCTCCGGAATAGGCCCCCTGTCTTGCCTCTGCGGACGGCTCTTGATTTTCGCTCCTCCCACTCATCGACCTTCTCCTCATCAGTTTTCGGCGGGGCCTTCATTGGCCGCACGTTTTCGTAGTGCATCATCATAAGCTTTCGCCACACATAGAGCGTCGCGTCTGACATATGGTTTTCACACCCATCATGCTCAACCTTTTTCGGAAGTTTCTTTTCGTCCCAGATAAGGGCGTCCCACTCAAGCTCAAGAGGAGTAGGGGCTCCCGCTGCGGACAAGACGAAAAGCTCTCCCATGATCATGGCTGAATTCATGAGATCAATCGCCTCAGCCTTTCCCGCCTTGTCTGCCGACTCGAAAGGGACCGAGAAATATTGCTTCAGGGTTTCCACGGCCTGCTTGTTGGCGCCGTCGATGATGTAGCTCAGAAAAAAGAAACGCTTTTGGAGGACCTCAACGGCCTCGTAAACCTTATGGAGTATCATCTCCGAGGCTTTATACTGATAAACAACGTAGGCTTTTCTCTGCCCTTCGGCCAGAGCCAGCACGGAGAAGGCGGTCGCATCGTTATAACCAAGGTCGACGCCAAGGGCGTAGTAGTATTTTCCCTCGGGAAGCTCACGCACAAAGGTCCCGGGCTGGGCCTTATAGCAAAGCTTTGATTTATCGCGTGTCCACTTTCCAAGGTAGTTACGCTGAAAGTGGGGCGTTCGGATCACATCGGGATTTTCCCGCTTGAGATCCTCGATCTCCTCCTCCCACTGAACGCGGACGTAAGGATTATCCCAGCCGGTCCACTCGAAAACACGCCAGCCGGAAAGCCTTGGCGTTTCATCGTCGCGCGTAAGGAGATAAAAAAATCCGCCCGTAAAGTCCTCGGGTGTTCCCCCAAAGCAGATCCATCCCCTAAGGTCGATGAGAGCAGGGCGAAGCTTATCGCGGTAAAGCTTTTCCAGATTGATGCGAAAGGATCCGCACTCATCCACGGCCACGCCCGCATACTTGCCCCCGAGGAGCTTATTCATCTGGGCCTCATCGGCATCCATTCCGAGCACATAGAGGATGGCCCCGTTCGGGAGCCGGCACTCCATCCTTTGCTCGTTAAGCCTGACGCGCCCTGTCAGGCCCAGCCTGTCGAGCATGGGCTTGAGCGTTCCCTCCCAGAAAATCCGCCGCGCCTGGTCGCGCGTCAGGGAAATGTAGAGGAGGGGAACGCGCGAGCGTTTGAAGCCCGTATGAAGGAGGCGCCTGCACATGGAGTCGGTCTTGGCCATCCGCCGCGTCCCGAAGATGGCAAGCCAGCGATCGGGCGCGAGGACAAACTCGGCCTGCTTCGGAAACGAAGGATCCACAAACGTCGGCACCTCCTGGAGACGGCGCGCGATCTCCCGGAGGACGAGCTGACTCGTCTGGTAGTCGAGTTTTATTGCCG